ACAGGGGAGACAGTTCCCCTGTAAAAATAAATTTTTAGGAGGATTAATAAATGTTTAAAATATATAATTATTCAAGTCTGGAAGGGTTTTCAAATGAGTATAATTGGGTAAAGCTGTCTAATTGCAGATGTAAAGCATTAAAAAATTATAAATATAAAAAATATATGATTAGTATGAGGACCAGTAAATGTAATAGTTATGTAATGGATAGTATAGTTTTAAGTCCTGATGAGCTAAAAACTTTAAAAGATGAATATAAAGATAAAGTTTATAAGGTTTATTATAGAAATAAAAAGAAAAAAGAAAACATTTCTAAAGGAACATGGATCGGGGACAAAGTTGATATTAAAAACTTTTTTGAAATAAATAAAAATTATGAATGGATGCTTGAAAATGGATTTAAATTATATTTTAGAAAAACACAATTAACAAAATAAATGCAATATGGTATAATAATTTAAATTTTTAGGTTATTATAATTATATCAAAAATTTTAAAAGAAAGGAATTTTTTTTATGATAGATTGTAAAAATGAATATATTGAAACTAAAACAAGCAAGCTAGAAAATTGCTTTAAGATGTTAGAACTATTAAAAAAGAATGATAAAATGAAAGCTAATGAACTGGTAAAACAACTAGGTATAAGAAGTAAAAGAATGATAAATTATTACAAAACTACTTTAATTTATCTAGGATATAATATAGTTTCTTATGGTGGATATGATGGTGGATTTAAGTATATACCACATGAAAATCTTACTGATCAAGAACTAAAAATTATAGAAAATGCTTTAGGAACTCAAAACTGTGAATTGATAATAAAAATAAAAAAAATCAACGAAAGGGTAAAATAATTATGAAAATAATTAAAGTTGATGTTAATAAATTAAAATTGGCAGATTATAACCCCAGAGTACAATTAAAAGCAGGTGATAGAGCTTATGAGGATTTAAAAAAGTGGATACGCCTGTCCGTATTAGGATTTCCTAATGCAAAACGAAGCCCCCACTTCTACAAGTGGGGGAGGTTCACACTATAATGTATTGTCCCTCGTGTGTAAGGATACATAGAATGGGACATGTAGAAAAAAGAATCCATCATAAAATATTATGGAAAAAAGCAGTGCCATGTATTTTAAGGGAAGAACATAAAAAATTGTTTTAATATGAAAGGAGAAAAAAATGCCAAAAAGCAAATACAAAACACATGTAGAACCACATATTGAATTAATAAAAAGTTGGAGAGAGAGTGGAAAAACGGAAGAACAAATTGCGGAAAAATTAAAAATATCATGTACTACTTTAAAAGAATATAAAAAGCTATATCCGCCGTTTATGACTGCTCTCCAGACTTCCAAAGAAAAATTAGTGGCAAATTTAAAGAAAAGTTTATGGGAAGAAGCGTTAGGTTATGAATATGAAGAGACCGATAAACTTGTAGAAAAAAAGCCATTTAGATTGGCGAAAAGAGACAAAACAGGAAAAATATTGAAGGATGAAAATGGGGATACTATTTTCACTACTGAATATAAGGAAGTAGTGAAAATAAGAAAAATAACAAGAAAAGCTCGTCCAGTGCCTACATTGTTAATTTTTGCTCTTTGTAATTTATGTCCAGAAGAGTTTAAGAGACAAGACAAGGAAATTGAAAGCCAAATTGATGAATTAACAAATGATATAAGAGAATTAAAAAATAAATATTCAGATGAATTAATTGGAAAGGCTTTTGATGTTCTTTATCCTTCAGTAGCTAATGAAATTGATAAGGCAGATGAAAAATGCGAGAAATAGTTTTGCCAGTTAAGGATCTTGGGGATTCATTTGAATTAATAGCCCCAAAAACTAAAAAACATCTTGCTTTATATCTTTCAATAGTTTTCAATTGTAGATTGCCGTATCCAGCATCAATGGATGATTATTGTGTTAAAAATGATCATAAAAGCCCACTCGACGCAATGTGGGCAGCTTATGCGGAATTGGATGATTTCTCTATATGGTATGCAATGAGGGGAACTGGCAAGACATACAATTTATCATTGCTATCTTTTATGGAAGCCGTTTTTAAACCTCATTGCGGTATAAATATATTAGGAGGATCTTTGGAACAATCTGTAAGAGCTGTCGCATATTTAAAAGATATGTGGGAAACGTGGAAAAATTTTGAAAATGTAGATCGTGCAGATATACAAATTAAACAATCCAATATAAAATATGAATATAGAAAAAATAATGTTACTAATGAAGTAGCTAATAATTTAATTGGTGGACCAAATAAAGAAATTGCTGGACGTGGGTTTCGATTAACTAATGGATCTTGGATTAATGCTTTAGCGGCTTCCACAAAATCAGTTCGTGGACCACATCCTCAAAAGTTAAGACTTGATGAAGTTGACGAGATGGACCGTAAAATTTACGATGCTTCGATGGGGCAGCCTAAGCAAGCATGGGGAATAAAAGATAATATTATAGTTAGTTCAACATTGCATAACGCTTTTGGCTTGATGTCTGAATTGATAGACAATAGATTTGAATCTGGAGCAAATTTATATCCTTGGTGTGTAAATGAAGTATTACAGCCTAGAGGATTTTGGACATTAGAAGAAATAAAAAGAAGAAAGAAACAAATTACAAAAGCTATGTGGGAAGCTGAATATTTATTAAAAAGACCAAAAGTTGGAGATACTATTTTCGATTTTGAAAGTGTGGATCGTTCTTATCAAAGAGGTAGATCAGATAAACGAGATAAAAATTGTTTTTGTGAAGCTGGTATGGATTGGGGTTATAATTGTACTGTATTAAGCTTAATACAAGATACAAGAGAAATATATAAAAATATAGAAAGTCAATCATTTGAATATATTGAATTAACCGAAAGATGTAAATTAATTGCCGATATATGCATTGATAGAAGAATATCTGTAATATATGCAGATAGTAATCCAAAAGATAGCAATATTACTTTAAAAACTATATTAGAGAGTAAAAGAACAGGAACAAAGTTGATCCCTGTGGCATTTTCTAAATGGAAGGATATAGCTATTAATGTTTTAAGATTTTTACTAGAAAATAATTTGTTAAATATTACTGATAAAGTATGCCAAGATAAAATGAAAAAATATCATTATAAAAATGTAGAACTAGGGATAATTGATAAAGTTGATGATCATTATCCTGATAGCTTAATTTCATGGGCAGCGAGTAAATATACTTTATTAAGTGATATAGATATACAGGTTAGTAGGCTTAAAAATAATAAAGGATATGAATAAAAGGAGATGTATTTTATGGCATTTTTTGATAGTAAAGCAAAATTTCCTCCTGTAGAGTGGGATTTCTGGTATAACAAATATGACGAGTGGGCAGCGTGGTACTCAGGGAATGAAAAGATTTTATATGATTATTATAATATAAAGGCTATTGGAGATATAATATCTCAATCTAGAATGTGGGCAAGGATAGATGATTTTACTGGAGTAATACATTTACCAGCTGCGAACGATATAGCTTCCACATCGGCAAATTTGTTGTTTTCAGAAGTACCTAAGTTTAAATATGATGAAAGTTCACAAGGTGGAAAAAGAATAAAAGAATTTATAAGTGAAAATGGTTTCGAAAATTTACTACTAGAAGGAGCTGAATTATCGGCAGCTATATCGGGGTGTTTGTTAAAAATTGATATAGAGCCAGACTTATTAAATACTCCTATAATTAGTGTATTGACTCCACAGCAATTTTTTCCTGTTTTTTGGTGTGGTAGATTGTGGGAAGTAATGACGTTTAGAGTAGTTAAAACAAATGATACAGGCAAGATATGGAGACTCTTTGAAAAAAGGAGCAGACAAGGCAAAGATCTTCTTATAGAATATGAACTTTATGAAGGGTCTAGTTTGTTAATTGGTACTCAGATAGATTTAAATTCATTAGAAGAAACTGCCAATATTGAACTAGAAAATGTAAGATTTTCAAATATAGATGGTTTAGGCTGTGTATACATTCCAAATAAAAGACCTAACAAGCTATGTCCGGGATCTTATTTAGGAATAAATGACTATTCTATTTCTATATCTATGATGGATTCTTTGGATATTGCGTGGACTTCATGGTTGAGAGATATTGAGTTAGGAATGGCTCAAATATTTATAGACGAGGAATTATTGACAAAAAACCAAAACCAAACAACTGGAGAAGTTGTACAATTAAATAAATTTAGTAAGTATCAAAGAGCTTTTGTAAAGCTGAATTTAACAGGCTGGAAGATGGGCGGAGACTCAGGAGTCAAGCCGATTGAACAAGTACAATTTAATATACGTATGGAAGAACATAAAAACACATGTGAACAAATATTTTTTAATATTGTAACACAGTGTGGCTATTCTCCACAAACTTTTGGGATTGGTCAACATGGGAACGTAGCAAGTGGGACAGCTTTAAAGATTCTAGAACATAAAAGTCAATTGACCAGAGAAACAAAGGGAAGGTATTGGATACCAGCTATAAAAGAATTATTTTATCAACTACAAAAAATAGATCAATCTGCCAATTTATCAAGTTTTTATAATCTAGAGGACACTTCTATAGAATTGCAAGATTCTATAGTTACAGATCAAAAGGAAATATCAGAAGTTATAAGAAATTTGGATATGGCAAAATCTGTCTCCAGCTATACAAAAGTAAAAATGCAGCATCCAGATTGGGACGAACAAGCAATAGAAAAGGAAGTTGACCAGATTTTAAAAGAGCAAGGGATCACTCCTGAAATAATATAATTGACATAATGCTTGCATTATAGTATTATTATGTCAAGTTATTAATTTAATATGGAGGATAAACATATGGATGATGTAATAAAGTTAAAGTGGGAAACTGATTTAGAATGGCATTATAGGTCAAGTATTTATATGATTTCTATTACAGTAGCTAAATTTTTAGAAAAATCTAATGTAAATAATACAAATAGAGATTATCAAATTATTTATAATGGTATTGAAAAACAATTACAGAAACTAGAATTATTAAATGTACCAAAAAATTATAATGATATGTATTATTATTTAGTACAAGGGATAAAACACTATTTAAAAGGTTTTAAGATTATGTTAGATCTTGACCTTAAAGATAAGAAAAATTCAAAAGTAATAGTAAAAGCTGGACAATATATTGAAATTGGAGTATGTTTTTGTAAAATTTCAGCTTTTGAAAGTACCAAGTATATTGAATATAAAAACCAGGAATATATTAAAATAAACTCTAGGAGTTGATAACATGAATATTGATAAATACTCCAAATATGCTAATAATTTAGTTTTTGACTCTCAAAATTTAGTGTTTTCTGTAGGACAGGCATATAAAGAATTGCAGGAGTCAATTATTAAAGATCCAGAGAATATTAATAAATATAAAAAAATATATGATAAGAGAATAGAAAAATTATCAAAAGAATTTGATACCCAATGGAAGAAATGGGCAGATAATGACTTGGCAGATGTCTACATTCAAGGAATTAAGGATGCAGAAAATAATATGAATAGAATGGGAGTAAATTCATCTATAACTGATAATATTTCCAATGGTAGAACATTATTAAGAGAATTTCCTCCACCTCCTGCTATACCAGAAATATCTAATCAAGTAAGCATGTTATTTAGTGGTAAATACGCCGACCACGAGACTTTTTTTGGAGTGTTTAGACAATCAGCTTATTATTCATTAGATGGTCAACAAGTTCAAATTATGCGATATTCTGATGATTTATTTCGTAAAACAACAACAATGGTTGCTGAAAACAATTTTAACGAACTGGATATATTTACTAGAAGAAAATTTTCGCAAGAATTATTGGATGAATTCGCAAAAAAGGGAGTACAAACAATAACTTATAGTAATGGAGCAAAATATAGTATAGATACTTATTCGGAAATGGTAGGGAGGACATTAACTTCAAGGTGTGCAATACAGGCAAATTTAAATAGATATATGCAGTCAGGATGGGATTTGGTAATTGTATCAGCCCATTTTATGTGTTGCGAATTGTGTTCCCCTTACGAAGGGCAAACACTTTCAATTAATCCAGGTCATCCAGTATATGAAAGTCTAGACGATGCTATTCGTAACGGACTCTATCACTGCAATTGTGTTCATGACCTATCCCCATTTTTCGAGGGGATATCAGATGAAATAACTCCAACAATGAGTGATTACGAAGCCGATTTGGTGAATGAATTTGGCTATGATGAAGCCCAGAAAATAGCTTATCAAGCGAAAGAAAAACAAAGATATATAGAAAGAAAGATTAGAAACTATAAGCGTATGGAGTCAGTATCTTTAGATAGTAAAACAAAAGAATTCAATAACGGTAAAATAAGAGAATGGCAAGCAAAACAAAGAGATCATTTAAAAGAAAATCCTTATTTACCTAGAAAATATGAGCGTGAACAAATTAAAAAAGCTCACTAATAAATAAAGAAAGGAAGTTTAATTATGGAAAATTATATAGGTTGTAAGATAATAAAAGCTGAATTATCAAATTTTGCAGAATATAAAAAGAAAAAATATGGAGAATTAGCGGTAATTGATGAAGGAGATCATGAGGTAGAATGTTATATAGTTATATATCCACCTATTGGAAATGAGGAAAACCCATATATATCTATGTCTCCTAAGGATGTATTTGAAAAATGTTACAGATTAATAGAAAATGCTGAAATTAGTTTAATTAATGGGTTTTTTGATTAAGTAAACTAATTTATGCTTATAGTTTCTAATTTTTATTGAAATATCTAGCAGAATACCCCCGCCTCTTAGGCGGGGGATGAATGCGTCATTAACTTCTTGACATCCTGTATACTTTTACTATATAATTAACATATAGTAAAAGGAGGTGAAGTAATGATATTAACTCAAACTAATAAGATTAGAAATCTTTCTAAAAAAGAATATGAAGTATTAAAAGAATTATGCCATATATCTAAAAATCTTTTTAATGTCGGTTTGTACACTATAAGGCAATATTATTTTACTGAAAAGAAGTATTTAAGTTATGAATCAAATTACCATGAGTGCAAATCTAATGAAAACTATAAATTACTACAAGCTGGTATATCACAACAAATATTAAAAGTTGTAGATAGAAGTTTTAAGTCATTTTTTAATCTTATGAAAAAAGCTAAATCAGGTGAATACAGATATAATCAAATCAAATTACCACATTATTTAGACAAAGAGGGTGTATTCCCTTTGATTTGTGCTAAAAATGCTATAAGTATAAAAAATGGATATTTTGTACTTCCTATTAGTCGTGAATATAAAAAACTTAATGATGTAAAGATAAAAATACCATGTAATTTACAAGATAAAGATATAAAAGAAGTAAGGATAATACCACGATTTAGAGGAAAATATTTTGATATTCAATATGTATATGATGAGAATACAGAAAATTTAAAGCTCAATAAAGATAATTCATTGTCTATTGATATTGGTCTTGAAAATTTAGCAACATGTGTTAATAATACTGGGACTTCATTCATTATGGATGGTAGGAAAATAAAATCAATCAATCAGTATTACAATAAAAAAATGGCTAAATTAAAATCAATATCTGACAGACAGGGATATAAATATACTAATAGAATATCAAGATTAATAGAATCAAGAAATAATAAAACTAAAGACCAAATAAAGAAAACTTCTAGATATATTGTAAATTACTGTATTGAAAATGATATAGGAACTATAGTCGTTGGATATAATTGTGATTTCAAAAGAAATATTAATATTGGAAAAAAGAACAATCAAAATTTCACTCAAATATCATTTGGAGAACTGAGAAATACTATACTATATCTATGTGAAAGATATAGTATTCAGTATATAGAACAAGAAGAATCTTACACTAGTAAATCAAGTTTTTTAGATAAAGACAAATTGCCAAAATATAATCCTGAAACTAAAGAAAAATACAAATTTTCAGGCAAAAGAATATGCAGAGGTTTGTATAAATCTAAAAAAGGTAAAATAATAAATGCTGATGTAAACGGTGCTTGTAATATATTACGTAAAAGTAAGCAGAATTTCAATTTTGAAAAACTGTGTAAAGGGCTAGTGGATAGCCCAAAAAGAA